GAGCCCGCGCGTGTCCTGCTTCTCGTTGAGCACGCGAGTAAAGGCGCCGGGCTTGATTTTTTCGACCACGCGATAGCTAGCGCTGTCGTAAAGAACGTAGGTTTCGCCGAACACTGCTGAGTAGCCGCTGATCTGCGGCTTGTCGCCTTTAGCGGCGCGGACGGTCGCACCTTTCACAAATCTGCGTTCCATCTTCATGGTTGAGTCACCTCGGTTTCTTCTTTTGCAGCGCGGGTAGCTACTTCGCGGTACACCTCGATCGCGAGCGCGCGGATCGCTCTCTTCAATTCGCGATCGCAAATCTCATTTCCGTGGCCGTTGGCGGAGCTCCATTGCTCCTTTTTCGAGCGGTCACGCATGGAATTGAGGTAATCGGCGAGGAAGCGCGAGTGTTCGAGTCCGTCAGGATTCGATTCGGCGTTGAACTGCTGCGCCGCAAGTTGCTCGAGGTCCTCGCCGATGCTCAGCAAAACGGGCATGAAAGCCCGCTTAAAGGCCTCGTTATCGGCCCCCGAGCGAATGGAAACTCTGCCGAAAGCATCGCGGAATATGCGCGAATAGGCGCGTGCGATACGGCTGACGAGCGTCTTCTGCCGGCCGGCGACGGTGCCGTTGTCATTTGCAGAACCGGAGTCGCCGCTCTCGTCACCGGAAGGCAGCGCCGGTGTGCTGTAGATCTGGTCTGAGGGCGCCATGTTGATCTGCATCCAGGTCGCGTCGGACGCGGGATCGTCGATCGGGTTCATCTGGATCCACTCGCGCGCGTCGTTTGGCGACATCACGCCCCACTGGATCATTGCCTGGATGAATGTGCGCAGATCGTTGGCCGCAGGCATGACCAGAGGCCGCGTATCGAAGAAAATGCTGAAGCGCCGGCCGGCGTTGCGTCCTGCCGCTGGAGCAGGGAACATCTTGCGCTTGATCTCCTGCTGCCAGGCTTTCAGTTCCGGCTGCAGAGAGAACATCAAAAACTCCTGGCCAATCTGTTCAGTGCTGTTGCGGCTGGCTTTCTCAGTTACGCCGGCCATGTGAGGCGGGACCGTGAACACGCGGCATATTTCTGCGACCTGGAAATTGCGGGTTTCAATGAACTGTCCTTCATTCGGCTTGGTGCTGGTTGCCTGGTAATCGACACCGGCCTCGAGGACCAGCGGACGATTGACGTTCTCTCCGCCCCAGGCCTCCTGCACCTCACGGATGAACGCCTGCAGGTCCTCAGGCGACATGGTGCCCGGGAGCTTAAGCAAGCCGTAGCCGATGGCGCCGTTCGCGAAGAACTTGCCGCCGAACTTCTCGGTTGCGAGCGCCAGGCCGATCGCATTGCGCGCGAGATTGATAGCGCCCTGGCCTATACGGCCGTCAAGAGAAAGCCCAGGAATGTCCAGGACGTCGGCCGCTAGGATCGACCGCTCGCTGGCATAGCCGTCGGTGAGCGGCTGTTCAGGATTCGGATCGACGGTATCCATTCCCTCGGTTGTCGAATAGAACAGATCTCCGACCCGGACCAGCTCGCCGTTAATGGTGAACTTTTGTGTTGCGCGCCGCGGGCGAATGCGTGCGGGATTGCGCGGCCACATGGCTACGACACGGTTAGCGTTGTCGCGCTGCAGCTCGATGTAACCGTTCGACCAGAGCATGCGATGCGCCTGCACGGTTTTCTTCAGCGTGAAGGCGGTCATCTCGGGATTCGGCTCGTTCTCGAGCAGGTCCCAGTAATCGTGCTCGTGGGCTATCCGCCGCTGCAGACGGCCGTCAGGATTGATGATCTTTTCGAAGATCTTCAGATCGAGGGCGCCCACGGCGCCGGCTTTGATTTCCACGCAGCAATAAACCGTGGTGAGCTGCAACGCGGTTAGTTCCGAGACGCGGATCCCGGAGTCGGTGCGGCCGCCGTTGAAAATGTCGAGCAGCCACTCGGCCGGAAACGAAAGCGGCGTCTGCGGGTTCTCGAGGGAAGTGCGGGTTTCTGAGATGAGGCCCATTATTGTTTCTGGAGCGCGAAAAGATCGAAATCGAAACCGACGATGATGATGTGTATTCCCGTACCGTCAAAGATCATGGAGACTTGTTGCTGCAAGGCATTGAGGTCATCGATTCTCAGTTTGTCTTTCAGCTTCAACAGGTAATGGCCAGGCTTCAGCTCGGCGACACGTGAGTCAGGAAGTCCTTCGAGTTGGGTGCTAATCAGCGGCATTGCAGCGACCACGGGGATCGCTTTCAGAAGTTGTCTGCGTTCCATTTTGTGTTTGTCCTTTTTCTTCGTCTTATCTGCGTGGCACTACTCGAAGTCCTTTCACGAATCCGCTGGCGAGCTCGAGCAGCGGCGGCAGCAGGCAGAAGACGCCGGCGGCGATCGGCGCGAAACGCCAGCGGCACAATGCCACGCCCGCGGTGACCAGGACCGCGCCGGCGAGATACAGACAGTCGGCACGTTGCGCCTGGCGCTTCTGTTGTTCTTTCGCCTTGACCAGTTCTTCGCGGCGATCAATGGGGATGGTTTGTGTGCTCATGCAGCGGGAACTCGATACACGCGCGGGCGAGGACCTGGCGCGGTGGGATGTGCAGCTCCGCGGCCACGCGCCATGATGCTGGCGACGGCGCCGTCGATCTTCCGCGGGGAATTGGGATTGTCGGGCTTGTGGCAGCTCAGATTACCTTTGCCATCCGAAACCACGGTGAGGTTATCCACCATGAACGTAAGCAGAGGGTTCAGGCCGTGGTGAAACTCTCGGCCCATGATCGAGCGGTGAAATTCTTTGATCGGATAGGTCATCGAGAGCGTTCCCTGGCGGTGCTCGATCATGTTCACGCCTGCAGCCATCAGGTTCTGCACGATCTCGGTCGCATATGCGGGATCGAAAGCAACTTCAGCGACGCGGAATCGCTTGCTGAGCGCGATGATGTCCTCGCGGACCGTGGTGTAATCGGTCACGCAGCCAGGCGTGAGCTTTAGGAAATTCCCGCGCACCCATTCGTCATATCCGTAGCGCTCTTTCAGGATCGCGTGATGCTCAACGTTCTGTGGCGCCCAGGCCCACATGAGCAATGCGGGATGATCGAGGCCTTTTTGTTTCGGGAAATAGAGTGACAGGCAGGTGAAGTCGTTGACGACGCCCAGATCCAGGCCTCCGAAGCAGCGCAGGCCTTGAAGGACGTTCAACATGCGATCGCGCCAGGCGGTGGGATGGCCGGCGCAAGTGTCGTTCTCGGCCCAGGAGCATGCACGCCAGGCCTCGGGTGAGATGAATCGCTCGGCTGATTGCGTCCAGATGCAGAAATTGAGGCGCTGGACCAGGCTGCGGGATCCGGCGATTTCCAGAGCTTCTTTTACCTGCTTTTGCAGGTACGCCTTCGGCAGAATCGTTCCGAGTGCAGGGTTGGGTTTGATCCATGCGTCTTCGTCGAGCCAGCTATCGCAATCGTCGCAGGAAGGGTTGTCCTTGCCTTGGGCGCGGCATTTCGCGCAGGTGTCGAGCTGGCACACGTAAGCGAACCAGGCGTCGTTGTCGGTGACACCTTCGAGGATCTTGCGCGAGTATTCGTGATGCTCCCAGCAAATGCTCTGGCGATCGAAACCGGAGTTGGTGATCTCGAGCAGAAGCGGGTTGCGGCGAGATTTGAAACCGCTGACGAGTTTGTTGATGACATCGTACTCTTTGACTTCATGGAGCTCGTCAACGATGACCATGTGCGGCCGCGGTCCGTCGAGCGAGGCGCTGTCGGCCGCGATAGGACGCATGAACCCGCCGCGGTAGCTAAGGTTGGCAGACGTGAATTTGTTCGAGCAGCCGAATGACTTGATGATTTTCCGCAGAGACGGAGATCCGGCGACGATCCCGTAGGCGTCGCGGAAGGAGATGGCGGATTGCTCCTTCGTCGGCGAGACGATATAGATTTCCGGATCGGTTTCGTCGTCGGCCGTGAGGCCGTAGAGTCCCAAGCCGCCGGCGAGAGGAGTCTTGCGATTGCCCTTGCCGATTTCGATGTAGCCGGTCTGAAAACGCCGAGATCCGTCTTTCTTCATCCAGCCGAAAAGGTTGGCAACGATGAACTGCTCGAACGGAATAAGCGGATTCTTCGTGAACGCGAGCTCACGGAAGAACAAGATGTTGGCCACAGCGTTGCCCTGATCGAAGCGAAGCCCGCGCTTGGATCCGCGATCGAGATCGTTGAGAAAACGCTCGACTGCGAGAAACACGAACCGGCCGACAGCAATGTTGCCGGTGATAACGTCCTCGACGTAGCGCGCGACGGTCGGGATCCTACTGCACGCGGTCGCTAGCAACTTTCGCGCGTCGGACGTTTTCCAGTGGGTCTTGTGGTGGATCATCGGGTGTGGTCTTGAGTGCTGCGCGGAATGAAGGACCGAGACCGAAGACTGCGAGATACGAGCGAACGTGACGAGCTGCGTCGGAG